TACATCGCTGCGATTATTTGGATCTTTTTGCGTTGATTTTAAACGATTTTTTTTTATACCTTTTTATCACTGGGGGGGTTTTTGTATGGCTCAGTGATATCCCCAGCATAACCATTTAACATCATGATTAATAAGCTTTTTAAGGGGTCTAGGGTTATTTGTTTTATATATGGGTAGGTATACCCTAGAAATATACTAAAAATAAACTAAGGGGCCACTAGTGGGGCTGGGGGGTGAGGTCTATTTTAAGGGGGGCTGGGGGTGTTTTTAGGGTCAATAGGTATTGAACCCCATAACACCAGCTAAAAAGCAGTTTATAAGGGGTTTTTGTAGCTTGTAGGGGTACTATATAGGTATATATTTAATTTATCAGGGGGGGTAGGCTAGGGCCACTAGGGTAGGTATACAATATACATACCTAGCTGAGAATAATTTTTTATTTTTTTGGTTTTTGGAGGTTGGTGTTCTTAGGTTCACCCACAAAAAAACCCCCAAGAATGGAGGTTGGTGTACTTAATATAGGGTATAGGGGTTTTTCCTTCGTCAAAACCGTTAATACTATTATACAGTCAGATTCACGTTTTGTCAAGTAAAATCGTACAAGCTCTTAAAATTAATTTTTTTTTATATTTTTTCATTTTTTACTTGACAAGTGGCCTATATAGCACTATAATAGTAGTATGGGTGGAGAAGTTTCTCTTCACACTCAATATCCCCCCAACTTACATCGACCAGATTCTAGGGATTATTTGTTTAGTGAGGAAGAGAGAAACATTCTCTATGACAGCCAACGCATTAATTAAGAAAAAACTAACAGAAAAGCAAGAAAACTTTCTAACAGCCTTGTTTTCTAATGGGGGTAATATAGCTGCTGCTCTAAAAACAGCAGAATACAGCCCTCATAGTCGTAAAGATGTGTTGGCTTCTCTTAAAGAAGAGATAGCAGAACGCACAAAGCTGATGTTGAACGGTGCAGCTGTTAAAGCAGCCGATAACATCGTTAATACAATGGATACTGACCATGATAACGGTCTACCTACTAACCGTTTAGAGCTAAAGTTTCGTGCTGCTGGAGATATTTTGGATAGAATAGGTATTACCAAGCGTCAACAAGTTGATGTAAGTGGTGAAATTAAGCATGGAATAGTGCTTTTACCTAGTAAAAAGCCAATGGTGGACATAACACCAGAAAAACAATAGAAATTACATAAAATGGCAAGACCGAAGCTAAAACCCGGAGAAAAGGGTAATTATAATAAAAGCAGAAAACAGCTAGAATTAGAAAAAATTAAACGGTCAGAACGAGCAGCATTGAAAAAGAAGAAAAAGGCTCAAAATGACTCTAATAAAGCTAATGTTCAGTTACAGCGGTCTAAAAAAGCTAAAAAATTATTAACAGAAGGTGGTATTACAACAAATGAGTTTGTTGATACACTACCAACATCAATAAAAGATGTTATTGTTGAGGGAGAACACGAATTAATATTCTCTCCCAATAAAGGACCACAAACAGATTTTCTGGCTGCTCCTGAAAAGGAAGTGCTCTATGGAGGTGCAGCTGGTGGTGGCAAGAGCTATGCACTTCTGGTAGATCCATTACGATATGCTGATAATCCCAATCACCGAGCCTTACTTCTCAGGCGTACTCTAGGTGAGTTAGCTGAATTGATAGACCAGTCAAAGAAGGTTTATCCAAAAGCATTTGTAAATGCAATATTCAAAGAAAGCAAAAATCTTTGGATCTTTCCAAGCGGAGCTACCATTTTATTATCGTATGTCGATAAAGATAGTGATGCAACAAGATTTCAAGGTCAATCCTTTACATGGATAGGTATTGACGAATTAGGACATTATCCCACACCGTATGTATGGGATTATCTACGTTCAAGGCTAAGAACAACAGATCCTAGTATTGAAACCTATATGAGAGCATCAGCAAACCCCGGTGGGGTTGGCGGTTGGTGGATTAAAAAAATGTTTATTGATCCTAGTCAGCCAAATACACCTTTTGCAGCACAAGACATGGAAAGTGGAAAGGCTTTGGTTTTTCCTCCTAGTCACGCAAAAGCAGGACAACCATTATTTAGTAGAAAGTTTATTCCTGCAAGACTAACAGATAATCCTTATCTTATGTCGTCAGGAGAATATGAGGCAATGCTTTTATCATTGCCAGAAGTAGAAAGACGAAGATTACTAGATGGAGACTGGGATGTTGCAGAAGGGGCTGCGTTTGCTGAATTTAATCGTGGTTTACATATTTGTGAGCCTTTTGATATTCCTAGAGGTTGGCCTCGCTTTCGTGCTGCTGACTATGGTTATAGTAGTCCTTCCTGTGTTCTTTGGGCTGCTGTGGATTATGACGGTAACATTTGGGTATATAGAGAGCTTTACACGAGTAGACTAACAGCTGATACACTAGCAGATGCAATCTTTGAAGCAGAGGCAAAAGATCCTTCTATTTTTTCAGCGGTGTTAGATAAATCCTGTTGGAACAGAATAGCAGGAGCACCATCTGTAGCTCAGACCATGATACAAAGAGGATTACGTTGGTTGCCTTCTAACTCAGATAGAATAAGTGGAAAACTTGAAGTACACAAACGATTGCAAGTTAATGAAGAAACAGGAGAGCCAAAACTTAAAATATTTGAATCCTGTCATAATCTCATTAGAACTCTTCCCTCGATACCGTTATCGAGAACTAATTCTGAAGATGTGGATACAAAAGCTGAGGACCATGCTTACGATGCACTAAGATACTTGTGTATGTTCCAACAAATAAATACAACGAATTTTTCTACATGGTCCAATAGAATAAAAGATACTGCTCCCGAACCAAGAGACTTAGTGTTTGGGTATTAAATAGACGGAATACTTTTGTTAGGTGTCTCTTACTGCAAAGGAGGTGATCCGTTGGTACTGGTAGTAAATTTAGTAACATATAACATCAACTTTAACAATAGGAAAAGATTATGCCACAAACTATGATAGATGCTACAAGTGCTGCTGAACAAGGCAGAATGAGTGAAGTGCCTGACGGTAAAGCTGCACAAACTCCACTAGAAGCATGGGTTTCTGCCCCTGCTAAACCATTTGAATCTACACTTGATGCTCCAAAAAAACAAACTAAAACTAATGTGTCTCCAAACTTTAACAGTATGGCTGACGAAAAAGATTATTAATTTTTATGTCTTTTCTTGATATTGAATCTGAAAAAAAAGATACAGATACTGCTGTAGATGTTAGACTAGAAGATGCAAGTTTATCTGGTGGTCTAGTTGGACACATCCGTGAAAAATTTCAAATAGCAGAGGATGGTCGTTATTCTGATGAACAGCGATGGTTAAAAGCGTATAAAAACTATCGTGGTTTGTCTGACGGTGCAAATCAAGATAAATTACGAGAGTCAGAACGATCTCGTGTATTCGTAAAAATTACAAAAGTAAAAGTTCTAGCTGCTGTTGGACAGATTAGTGATATACTATTTGCTAATAAAAAGTTCCCATTGGTGGTTGAGTCTACTCCACACCCAGAGGGTATACCAGAGTTTGCTCATTTAAAATCGCCACAAGAACCACCAGTAGAAAGTCCATTTGGATTTCCCGGTGATGACATGGAATTATTACCGGGAGCTACAGAAGCTACAGCGTTAGAAGATAATCCTATCATACGAGGTCTAGGACCAGAGTATGACTCCGAAAACTTAGTGGCAGGACCAGCAAAACTTGGTCAACCACAAATAAAACCAGCTGCGTTAGCTGCTAGTAACATGGAAAAAATTATACATGACCAGTTACTTGATACTGATGCAGTAAAGAAACTACGCAAAGCTATTTTTGAATGTTGTCTTTTAGGAACAGGTGTTATTAAAGGACCGTTTACCTCAGAAAAAACAATAGCAAGATGGCGAAGAGATGATAGGGGTGAAAAACAATATGACCCTATTCATAAAGATAAACCCAATGTTTCTCATGTATCCTGTTGGAATTTGTATCCTGATCCTAATGCAACAACTATTGATGAAGCAGAGTATGTAATACAAAGACACAAACTTAATAGACAACAGTTACGAAAATTAAAAGATGAACCGTATTTTAATCATGCAATCATTGAAGAACTTTTAGCAAATGGTCCAAATTATGAAGAAAAATATTTTGAAGCACAACTACAATCAGATCAAAACGATCCTATCTATTCCGATTCAAGGTACGAAGTATTGGAGTATTGGGGTACTTTGGATGCTAAACTTGCTCAGGAAGCAGGTTTGGAAATATTTGAAGGAATGGAAGAGTTATCTTCGTATTCGGTAAATGCGTGGGTATCAGGTAATAAAATTTTACGTTTGGTTGTAAATCCGTTTACACCAGAACGTATTCCTTTTCATGTGTTTCCTTATGAAGTCAATCCTTATCAAATGTTTGGAGTTGGCATTGCTGAGAACATGGAAGATGCACAGCTTCTAATGAACGGTCATATTCGTATGGCTATTGACAACTTAGCTCTTGCAGGTAATGTTGTCTTTGACATAGATGAAGCAATGTTAGTACCGGGTCAAAACTATGATATTTATCCCGGTAAAGTATTCAGACGACAATCTGGTGTTACAGGAACAGCCATTAACTCTATTAACTTTCCTAATACTGCACCAGCTAACGCACAAATGTATGACAAAGCTAGACAACTAGCTGATGAAGAAACAGGCATACCAAGTATTATGCACGGACAAACTGGAGTTACAGGTACAGGTCGTACTGCTTCTGGTTTATCTATGCTAATGAGTTCGTCAACCCTATCAATAAAATCTGTAATAAAAAATATTGACGATTATTTATTGAAGCCGTTAGGTGAGACATACTTTCAATGGAATATGCAATTCAACGAAGAGAACCCAGAGATTGAAGGGGATCTTGAAATCAAACCTAGAGGTACTTCTGCTGTTATGCAAAAAGAAGTACGCACACAGCGTTTGGTTACATTACTACAAACAGTTGCAAACCCAACACTTGCACCGTTTGTTAAGATACCTAATCTTATTCGTGAACTTGCTATATCACAAGACATTGATCCTAACGAACTTGTAAATGACGTAAACGAAGCAGCAATTTTTGCAGATGTATTGAGAGGTTTAAATGAGCAACAACAACCACAAGGGGGCGTTCCACAAGCTGGGGCTACTGATGGAGCAGGAGCAAGCATGGATGGCTCTGGAGGAGTACCTGTTGGAGCAAACCCAGCAGATGACTCAGGCGTTGGTGGCGGAAACATCGGTACAGGAGATACACCGCTTGCAGGGGAAGCTGGCTTTACTGGCAACATTGCTGAAGCTGCGGAGTAATTACAAAGATATGCAAACAAATAGGAAATAACGATGGCAGTAGAATACATAGATAGTCCAAATGCAGGGTTTGTAAAACTAGGTGAGAAAGTTGGTTTATCTACGATTACACCAGAACGTAAAAGAAAAGTAAAAAGAAGTGATCGAGGTATATTCCCAATATCTCCAACTAGTGCTGAGTCCTATGAAGATGCAGATTTTAGACCAGACTCAAGATTTTCACAACCAGCATCGGCTATTCCAAATGTATTTGATAGATTTAGAAATATTCCCGGTGGTGCAAGAGCAGACGCTGAGATACCTTTTGAACGTGTAATATCACCTATAGATATAAATCCTAATCAAAACCCTGATGCTAGACAAGAGGATGCTGATTTAGAAGAACAACTCAGAAGAAAATCTTTTGATTTTGATCCAGTTAGTGACTATGATTTAAGTAGGTTTGATCCAAAGTCACCTAATTTTAGTTCTACTGCTGCTGGCGAACAAGCATATGCTGATGTTCTTACTGGTGGTGATTTTTTTAGTTCATTAGATAGATTTGGAATAGATCAATTCTCTGGTGATGCTGCTGCTATTTCTTTTAGTGCTTTAGATAAAGCAAAATCAGATGTAGAGAGAGCACAAAATTTAGTTAATAAAACCCAAGCAGGAACAAGAATTGGAAATTTTGCGTTAGACGCACTAGAAAATGCAAACAAAGCACAACAAGAATTACAAATTGTAAATGATGTAATAGGAAAAAGAGGTGCAGCACCTAGTGGAGATATACCAAGAACAGTTCCAGAACAACAAAGAGATTTTCGTGGTTTAACAGTAAACGAGGCTAGATTTTTTAGTGGTCAAAATGTTTTAGGTAGTACAGGTGGTACAGGATTTACAACAAATGTACCGAAAGCAAGTTTTGATACAACTGGTGGAATAGACC